ACCCACAAGTCTCGCTTCACTAAAGAAAACAAAAAGATTGAAATCAAACTTTCCTACGATAAAGGACTTGATCGGTATTATGGTTTATTAGATCTTGCCGAAAAGTACAACGTTATCAAAAAAGTATCAACTCGATATGAACTGCCTGATGGTTCTAAAGTATTCGGCAAGGCAATCAACTCTGATCCTGAAAAATACTTTACACCTGAACTACTTGAGCAACTAGAAGAATGTGCAGCAAAAGAGTTTATGTATGGTCGGGAAGTTGAACAGGAAGTCGAAACAGAAGATGTTACTGATTGACGACTTCTTACCAGAGGGTGATTTTAAAGAAAAACTTTGGGATGAATCACTATGGGTAAAAAACAGTCACTGGCGATGGCAAAACATTGACGATGACCCCATAAATGTATTTGAAGAGTTCTCATCATTAGTTTGGAAACAAATATATTCAAAGCATATAGATGGTATTACTGGTTGGGAATATTGGACTAAAGCTTTGAAGACTGGTGCTCAGTTGGGATTTCATCAAGATAATAATACCATTGATCCAGATGATTTAAAAGGTCATCCGCTTAAATTTGCTAAATTTAGTTTTTCATATCTAGCGCAAAAAGAATTACCAAAAGGTGGATATTTATTGTTACAAAGACAAAACGGTGAGATAGAACGAATACAACCAAAACCAAATAGATTGGTGATATTTGATTCTGAAACATTTCATACTGTTTCGTTGATAACCGAAGGAATTAGATCTTCTCTTATATCTGTAGCATGGGATGAAAAACCTTGGCACTATGGAGAAGATGGTATGAATTTATTTGAAAACACTCCATATCTATAATGTTTATATACGATAACTTATTACCAGAGGGTGATCTGAAGACTTCAATGGAAAGTGAAGAACTTTGGGAAGAAAATTTACCCCTATCTTGGTACAGGTGTGGACTAGAAATACAAGATTACAAAGAAGAATTTTGTAAACATGTTTGGGATAATTATTTCTTCACACCCAAACCAGTAGAAATAGTTGGTTGGGAATACTGGAGTCATTCAATGAATGCCGAAGGTGATTATAAAGATCTAGGATTCCATAGTGATTCTGACATAATAAATTATGGACGAGATATGTCGGAGGAAATTGAACAACAGTGGATTGCTGAGGGAAAGGCAAAAGTCTCAAAGCATGGATTTATTTACTACGCACACAAAGAACTACCTGAAGGTGGGTATCTAGAAGTGAAACGAGAACATGGTGAGATAGAAAGAATACAACCTGTTCCAAACAGATTGATTATCTTTGATCCCTCTTGCATACATAGAGTTACAAGTGTAACAAAAGGTGTAAGAAGATCATTCGTTTGTAACTTATGGAAGATACCACCAAGATGGGTATTAGAAAAAAGGAGTTTATGATGGAAATGGCAGCACCTGAGTTTGAATTGATTGATCATCAAGATGGCGATAATGACCATTGGTGTATTAAGATAAAAGATGGCGAGTATAAGGGACTTATCTATCAATATCAAACTGTAAGTATTACTGAGGAACAAGACGAAGACGGTGCAGTTCTAAAGTTTAAGACCGCAGTTGTATCAAAACCAGATGATCTAAACTTGACTAATGAGAAAGATCGTAGTATAATGGGTGCTATTCTAGTGAATATACTTGATGAGCAACTTGAAAATGTAAAGGGAACAGATGAGAACGGAACATCTAATACTGAAGAATCTAATAACGGATGAGGACTACGCAAGAAGAACTCTACCATATTTGAAAAGTGAATACTTCCAAGATGTCAATGAGCGTGTTGTTTATGAAGAAATTGATAACTTCATTGAAAAATTTAACACACTTCCTTCACGTGAAGCATTGACGATTGAACTTGATAACAGAGCAAATCTAAACGACAATCAATTCGCAGAGATAGCAAAGTATGTAAGCGATTTAAAATCTGACGAAAAAGATGATAGAGACTGGTTGGTACAAACAACCGAGAAGTTTTGTCAAGAAAAGGCAATATACAATGCGATTATGGAGTCAATACAAATTATCGACGGAGATGGAAAGCAAGACAAAGGAGCAATCCCCTCTCTACTTAGTGACGCACTTGCTGTCTCTTTTGATCCTAATGTCGGTCACGACCTTTTTGATAACTCTGACGCTCGGTTTGACTTTTATCATCGTGTTGAAGAGCGTATTCCTTTCGATCTGGAATATCTCAACAAGATCACTAAAGGTGGTGTTCCAAAGAAGTCATTAAACATTATCCTCGCTGGTACTGGTGTTGGTAAATCGCTAGCAATGTGTCATATGGCATCTGCTAATCTACTTGATGGCAAGAACGTGCTTTACATTACATTAGAGATGGCAGAGGAAAAGATTGCTGAACGTGTTGACGCCAATCTTCTTAATGTTAAACTTGATGAACTCAGCGAACTTCCGAAAGACATCTACGACAAAAAGATTAATCGCGTAAAGAACAAAACAACAGGCAAACTAATCGTCAAAGAGTATCCAACTGCCGCAGCAAATGTTGGTCACTTCCGTCATCTGATCAATGAGTTGCGTTTGAAAAAATCGTTCAAACCTGATATGATCTATATTGATTATCTAAACATCTGTGCTTCAAGTCGTATTAAGATGGGTGGTTCGGTTAACACCTACACTTATATCAAATCTATTGCTGAAGAACTTCGTGGTCTAGCAGTGGAACAAAATGTACCGATTTGGTCTGCTACTCAAACGACTCGATCAGGTTTCAGTAACTCCGATGTCGGACTAGAGGATACCTCTGAATCGTTTGGACTTCCTGCTACAGCAGACTTCATGCTTGCTATCATATCCACCGAAGAGCTTAATAATCTCAATCAGGTGCTTGTGAAACAGTTGAAGAATCGTTATGGTGATCCAAACAATCATAAAAGGTTTGTATTGGGTATAGATCGTGCTAAAATGCGTCTCTACGACGTCGAGCAGAGTGCTCAGGAGGATCTAATCAATGTAGACGATAATGGTCCAGTAAATACATTCGGAGACCGTGAAAGACCTCTGAAGGACTCAGGAAGGAGCAAGTTTAATACTCTAAAGGTATAAAGAGCGAAGTCTATATTCCAAAATAGTTTAAAATAAATCCCCTTTGAAATTAATAACTTGCGTATCCGTTCTGTAAGTCGTTGATTTTACTGGGGATTTAGTTCGAAAAAAAGCTTTACTTTCTTCTCAAGATCCCGTATAATGTATGTATTGATTGAGAAAAAGGAGAGAAAATTATGAAAATTACTACTACTGACATTGAACTTTTTACCGCTAAAACTACCAAGATCGTTGATGATGTATTGACTGCTCGTGGTTTGACAAAAATGTACCACTCGTGTAACGCTAATGAATACAATATTAATTGGCACTCAGGTACTATGTTTGTCAAAGGTGTAAGTTTTCCTGATATGATGACGGTTAAAGATAGCGTCGAAAAGTTTACTGATATGACGTTTTGTAGAATTGGCAGAAGTAATGAATTTGCCATTGACTTTAAATAATTGAGAGAGGTTTATATTATGAAAAATTATGTAACTGGTAATACTTATAGTGGCGAAAACCTTGTGGTTCTTTTACAGACTGAATTTTCTGATCCAAACTTTCTAACATTCAAACAGGCACTTGATGCTGGTCGTGTTGTGAAAAAAGGTGAGAAGGGTATTGGTCTGAAGCGTATTGTTACTGTTAAGAAGGTTGATAAAAAAACTGGTAAAGAAAAAGTGAAACGTGTACCAAAGTTTTTTACTGTTTTTAATCTTACTCAAACTGAGGAGTTGGCGTAATGTATAAAGTTGATTTCTATAACTTTGGATATTCAAAACATTTTGATACTCTTGAACAGGCAATTGAAAATGCTAAGTCATCAGGATTTCAATGTACTGTTTGGTTTGCCAATGCACTCATTAGAAATTTTTAATGGTCTCCGTTGTTAACAGATTGAAGCGTCGTAATCCTTACGCAAAGGCACTATTAGATCGTCAGGGAATATATAAACAACGAGTGGAAAGGGATCGCACAAAGTACACTCGCAAAACTAAACACAAAAACAGAGAGGTGTGAAAATGAGTATGAAAGAAACATTAATTAACAATCTAAAAGCAAAATATATTAATCAAATCCAAATATCCAAAACAAACATCAATTTGTTTCTAGCGAGTCCACAAGGTGTTGCTGAACATATTGATTTTTCTGAAACAGTTGAGAAGGAATTGGAAAAGATCGCTCACGCTAATGATATGCTTGAGTCAATCAATCTTTTGGACTGATCGGTGCATGTAATCGTTAAAGGTGGGAAAAAGTATCAGCGAATATGGGTGAATGATATAACTCAGTTTTGCTTGAAGAAACTAGTCTCCACTCGGATGTATAATTTGCTCGAAGTTACTGTAGAAATGAGAAAAGACTTGTTTCACAAAGAGGGATTATATGGCGATGCGCAACCAGATGACTGGGGAGAAGCAAGACCAAAGTTTTTTACGGTTCGCATTGATAACTCTCTTAGATTGAGACCGTTGTTACAAAGTCTATGTCATGAACTGGTTCATGTTTCGCAGTATGCTAAGAATGAGATGCGCGAGGTAACTATAAAAGGTGAGATGTGCACTCGGTTCAAGGGAAAGTATTATCCGCATGAACAAACTCCCTACTGGGAACAACCATGGGAAGTCGAAGCAAATGGTTTGGAACGTGGAATGTTTGAGATGTGGGCAACTGATCTAGGAATCTTTGATGACGAAAGAAATAACAACTGGGCATATTTGGACGAATATCCTACTGGATACTGGGAAAAGATATGGTCGCAAGATAAAACCGAACCAAGACAGAAAAAGCTTGACTTCGGAGAGGATTTAAGCGATAATATATGTATGGTTAACGAAACGACTTCTGGGGCGCATTGACAACTCTCTCTCTCTCAAAATCAATTTGTCATGTGATAAAACGGTAATGCAAAATTATCGACCCCCACCTTATCTCCTCCTCGCCCCACTTCGTTGGGGCATTTTTTTGTATAAATAGTTGATAAACTAATAATTGTAGAGATCTGATATGACGATTAAAACATTTAAGGAAATGCTAACTGAAGGTGCTGCTAGTAATAAAGATCTCTTCAAAAGGGATAACAGAAAAACATTCATAGATAAAGCGCAAAAAGGCGAATTGGTAGATACCAAAGGAAATAAAATTCCTAAAGTCTCATCATCTTCTGAAATCATTAAATATATGAAAGATAATGATTCGCCATCACCAGAAATGAACAAAGCGTTTCTTGATTCATATGGTAAATCTTTCACTGCTCTTAAAATAGATAAACAATTAAATGGATTTTCGCCAAGTAGTGGACGTGGCGCAGGATCAGAACCAAGTGGAGCAGAGTGGGAAGAGGTTATATGTATTGCCTATAATATGGCAAAAGGTATGACTAAAGACAAGGCGATGTCATCTGCAGGGATTTCTAATCTTAAAGAAAAATTAGAAGGATTCATACCTGTAGGATCAGAGATAGTTAAAAACGCTTTTGGTAATCCAAAAGGAACTATGGAACACTATGGGGCAGGAACAGCGAATCTTAATAAACAATGGGACAAGTGGTTTGTGCAAACCACTGGTAAACCTGCTCAAGCGTCAACTAAAACACCAAAGACTGACATGTATATTGGAGCACAACATATAAGTTTGAAAAAGCATGGTGGTTCTCAACTTATGTCAGGTGGTAAGGCAGAAACATTAGCAACTCTTGCGTTCGCTTATGAAAACCTTTCTCCGGAAACGAAAACGAAGGCACTCGACCGAGCGTGGAGTAAACTAACAAAACAAATAGAAAAAGATTTCACTAAAATTAATTTGCCTTCAGGCGAAACAATCGGTGGTTTGAAGAAAAAGGCAGAAACTGGCACAAAAGATAAACTTGTAAAATTAGTCAAAGAATCGCTAACAAAACAAAGCGAAATGACAAATGCTATTCGAGACATTCTTTCTACTCCCGAAGCAAAGATAGAAGTATGCAGAGAAGCAATGACTGGCAGAAGTAAATTTTCAGAAAAATTGCCTATTGCTACGCATATGATGATATTTGGTGCAGACGGTCGTGGTGCATATAAACCTATCAATGACAAACTTGTAAACTTTTATGCGGCAAGAACTAAGTTTAACATTTCATTTAAATCTTCAGGCGCAGGTGGACAATCATGGACTGCATTAAAAGGAATATTTAATGAACAAGTTGAAACTCCATTACTAGACGAAATTATAAACGAAGCATATAAAGTTTGTTCGGAAGAATTACTTCAAGAGGGCATACTTTCGAATGTTGGAAATGCTTTGAAAAAAGGAGTCAATGCTGTTAAAATGCTATTAGTAAAAATGTTAAAATTTATATGGAATAAAGTAAAGACATTGCTTGCTAGTAGTTTAGAATATGTGCAATCAATATTAGGAATTAAAATGACAGCAAATAACCCAACTGTGGTTTGGTAAAATGAAAAAGTTTTCGACATACATAACTGAAGAAAAAAACACTCACATGGAACACCTAGAGGACGCTGTTCTCAACGCAGGTGTGAAAGGAGCAAGAGATGCAATTAATCTCCTCAGAAATTTACGTGATATGCTCGCTGGCAGCAGTGATTCTGCTGTGGACGTCACCGTAAAGTGGGACGGTGCACCTGCTATCTTTGCAGGTATTGACCCAACAGATGGAAAGTTCTTTGTTGCTAAGAAGGGTATCTTCAATAAGAATCCTAAAATATACAAGACCGAAGCAGAGGTTAAGGCAGATACCTCTGGCGATCTAGCAAAGAAACTATCACTGACATTAAAGTATTTGCCAGAACTTGGTATCACTCAAGGTGTGTATCAAGGAGATCTACTATACTCTAGATCTGATTTAAAAAAACAAACGGTTGATGGTGAGAAGATGGTCACATTCCATCCTAACACTATCATGTATGCAGTCCCACTCGCATCAGAGTTGGGTAGAACTATACGCCAATCACAAATTGGTATTGTTTGGCATACAACCTATACAGGCGACTCTTTTGAGAACATGAGTGCATCATTTGGTAAGAACATTGCTTCTAAATTTAAAAATAGCAAGAATGTTTGGTCTGTAGATGCTATGTTCCAAGATGTATCAGGCAATGCTACATTTACAAAGAAAGAGACTACACGAATCACCAAGTTGCTTTCCGACGCTGGGAAAATTTTTAGAAAACTTGATGCTAAAACACTTAATGGAATATCTGACAATCCCGAACTGCTTCAGAAAGTAAAGACTCACTACAACACAAAGGTGCGTAAAGGTGAACGAATTACTAATGTTTCTGCTCATGTCAGGGATCTCGTTAATTACATTACTGAATTCTATGGAAAAGAAGCAGAAAAAAGGAAGACGCCACAAGGCAAAGCAAAACAAACAGACAAGCGTGATGAGATACTAAGTTTCTTTTCTAATTCAAATAAAAAGAATTTAGAAAACATCTTCACGATGATGAACTATATAATAGTTGCAAAAGAAATAATTGTTGACAAATTAGACCAAGCAAGTAATATAGGTACATTCCTACGAACAGCAAAAGGATTTGAAGTAACTGCTCCTGAAGGATATGTAGGTATTGATCGAAAAGGAAGTGCTTTGAAGTTGGTTAATCGTATGGAGTTCTCAAGAGCGAACTTCTCAAGTGATGTGATTAAAGGATGGGAAAAATGAAAGAAGTGATGATGGAATATGTGGGATATGGATTTATGTGGTTGATATGTATTATGCTATGTTTGATACCATTGCATTTACTGCACTCAGTATTACATGCATTTTTCTAAAAGTATAAATAACTGTTATTAGTCCTTATAAGCGACACTCTATTATAACGCTTTATTAGGTTTTTAGTCAAGCATTAAGTCTACGGAAAACATGCTAGTATGAAAAAAATAGTATTTACATTTGGAAGAATGAACCCACCAACTGTGGGTCATCAAAAACTCGTTGATAAGGTCAAGTCCGTTGCCAAAGCACAAAAGGCAGACGCTAGAGTGTATTTGTCACACTCTCAAAACAATAAAAAAGATCCCTTAGATTACGACACAAAGATTAATCTTGCTAAGAAGGCATTTGGTTCAACCGTAACTAAGTCTAGAGCAAGAACTATCATTGATGTTATGAAAGAACTTACTGCGCAAAAGTACACCGACGTGGTGTTAGTTGTAGGTTCAGATCGTATAAAAGAATTCAAAACTTTGCTAGACAAGTATAACGGCAAAGATTATAACTTCGAATCTATTAAATATCAATCTGCTGGTCAAAGAGATCCTGACGCTGAAGGTGTATCAGGTATGAGTGCCAGTAAGATGCGTGCTGCAGCAAAGGAAGGTGATCTTAAGGCATTCAAGTCTGGTCTACCTAAACCTCTACAGTCCTCTGCTCAAAAGATATATGATATGCTCCGTGATATAATGGAGACCGAAGAGTTAGACGAAGCAGTAATGACGTTACAACAGCGCATGAAACGAGCAAGAACGATGAAACGTATTGCTAAGAAACTTGCGATGAAACGAAAGATTAGAAAGAAACGATTTGCCGATGCGAGTCGTTTACTACAGAGAGCGCGAAAGGCAGCAAAGAACATACTAAGAAAGAAACTTGCTGGTTCGCGTGGAGAGAATTACAAACAACTCTCATTCTCAGGCAAGATGTCTGTAGATAAGTTGGTTGATAAACGTTCTGGTGTAATTGATAAACTAGCGAAAAGACTTTTGCCTAAAGTTCGTAAAGCAGAAATGGCAAGAGTTAAAGCAGCAAGAAGTGGACCAAAGAACGAGGAATACGATTGGTTGGAAAACGAAGATCTCGTGTTTGAGTTGTACGAATCCGATGCGGAGGAGTTCATGACTGAATTACTTGACGAAGCAAGACAAGACTCAGATATAAAAGATCGAGAGGGAACTCAACCTGCTAAGTATCACTCTGGTCTAAAAAAGTCAACTAAGGTTGCTCGTGATAGAGCATTCCAAAAAGGTGCTGATAAAGATCCAAGTGATCCTTCAGCATATCCAAAGTCACATCCTGGAGATAGCACTGCTAAAACTAAAATGTCAAAACATACTAAAAAATATCATCAGATGTTCGGTGAGAAAGTTGAACAAGAAGACATAACTGAAAACGCCAAAGCAGCATTAATGAAAAAAGCAGACAAGTCTGGTATATCATACGGCATATTAAAGAAGGTATATGATAGAGGACTTGCAGCATGGCGTACAGGGCATCGTCCAGGTGCTAATCAACAACAATGGGGTTTTGCTCGTGTTAATTCTTTTATCACTAAAGGTAAAGGAACATGGGGCAAAGCAGATGCTGATCTTGCAGCAAAAGTTAGAGGATCGAAATCGAAGAGTGAAGATTGTTGGGATGGATATCATCAACAGGGTATGAAAAAGAAGGGTGATAAAGTTGTTCCTAATTGTGTGAAAGAGGCAGTATCACCTGCTCAACAGGCAGCAATCGCTATTTCTAAGAAGAAAAAGTTTAAGGAAATGATGAACAAATCAGGTGCTGGTGAGTTTGGTAGCACAGAACTTGCTAACAAATACAAAAAAGATACACCTGGCCAAGTTGCTGAAGACTGCGATTGTGATTATAGCGATGTTGTAATTACTGAGGCAGAATATCAAGGGAGATCGGTAAAACTAAATGATCCATTCAGATTACCAAGTGGAAATAAAAAGAAGTTTGGTGTGTATGTGAAGAATGCTAAAGGAAATATCATAAAGGTTACATTTGGTGATCCTAATATGGAAATCAAACGCGATGATCCAGCAAGAAGAAAGTCATTTAGAGCAAGACATGATTGCGCAAACAAAACAGATAAAACTACTCCAGGATATTGGTCGTGTTACCAATGGCGTGCTAGTGCAAAAGTAGACAACTAAAGGAAACTGAAATGAATTTACTAAACACAATTAAAAATCTATACGAAAAGGTTGATCCTCAAGACACTGGCGGTGCTGAAGAAACATCTATGATTATGGGTCAAGTGAAACAGATGCGACACTATCTCGATGGTATTGAAGAGAGAGTTGCAAAAGACGGTGATGTCGAGGAATGGGTACAGAATAAACTTACAAAGGCAACTGACTATCTAAAGTCTGTCTATGGTTATAAATTAGGCAAAGATGATAGTGAGGGGATAAATGAAGAAGTTGAACTTGACGAGGCATTAGATAAAAAAGACGAACCCAAAGTTAAAGAGATAATTAAAAAGTTAAAGGGTGCAAGTAAAGCTCATGCTGGTCAAGCAGATGATTTAGAAAAGGCAGTCCTTGACGAGGCACAAAAACTTTTCATGTTCACAACGAAAGCAGAAGCACAAAAGAAAGCAAAAGAAATTGGCGGTAAAGTATTAGAATTAAAACGAGCAATGGATGGCAACATGTTTGCTGTTCTTCATAAAGATCTAACAAAAGAGGAATTGAAAATGTCAATCGGAGAAGGTAAAACATATGGTCTGACTCAATCATTGCTCGATGCAGTCAAAGGTGTATTAAATGCTGACAACACCAATGATGTATCTGACGATGGCGATGAGATGGATAAGGTACAACCAAAAGCATTAAAGAAGAAGTTTGCAAATCGTAAAGACAAAGACATCGACAATGATGGAGATACAGATGATTCAGATGAGTATCTACATAAGAGACGTAAAGCAGTTTCTAAAGCAATCGACAAAGAAGAAGAGGTCGATGATAAAGAAGTAGAAAAGAAAGCGAAGGCAGAAAAAGATGTTGACGTTGACGACAAGGACGATAATAAGAAAGCGATGGCAAAAAATGCTGACGATGATGATGAAAAGTCCGACGAAGAAAAGCAAAAAGAAAAAGAACTAATTGCTAAAAAGTCAGATCGTAAAGAAAAAATCAATACTAAACCAACTATTGGCGAAAGTGCTGCTCGTAAGCGTTTATCTGGTATGATGAAAGACAAAGCGAACGTAAAAAACGTTCGTATTCCTACTCCTGCTGAGCGTAGAGCACAAATGGCAAAACAGAATGCAGGTAAAAAGAAGAATCCAAACTCTATATTTGCTTCTACAAATGAGGAAGTTGAACTTGACGAAGCAAAGTTTACAGATAAGCAAATCAAGATGGCGTATGGCGTATTGAATGACCCACGTTATAAGGGTGGCAACTTATCTGGTGCTACGAAAGCGATCGAAAAAATTGCTCGCGGATTATCAAAAAATCCTAGTGTTATGAAAGCAATGAAGGCGACTTCTGAACAGGTTATTGTGAAAGAATTAAACATTAAAGAAGAAGAAATGACGCCTGAGCAGGAAAAGAAAAAAGAAGAAATCGTTATGGCAATGAAGAAAAAGTTGCCAGAATTCGAAGCGAAGTATGGTGATCGAGCAAAAGAAGTCATGTACGCCACTGCCACTAAGATGGCAATGAAAACTTAATCTTAAAATTATAAATAAGTAACAAATCTTTAATAGGAGATAAACAAAATGTCACTTTGGGGTAATAAAGACAGCAAAACAATAGCAGGTAGTATTACTGTTACTGCTGCAAACTCTACTGTTGTCGGATCAGGGACAACACTCACTAACTTCGCAGTTGGCGACTCACTAAATGCTGGAGACAGCGATTTTGTGATCACTGCTATCGCTAACGCAACCGTCGCAACTGTAAGAGCAGGTGCTACTGGTGGAACATTGGCAAGTGCTCAATCTAACAATGCATACGTTGTATCAGAGAAACCAAAATACATGGCATATGGTCAAGTTAATGGTGATCTAGGAAATGTATACGGTGTAGACGTTGGCGAGATGGAAGGTTCACCAATCTCATCAACTATCACTATTACAACAGCAGGTGCTAATTACACTTCAGCACCTACTATTGCGATCTCAGCACCTGAACATCCTAATGGCGTTCAAGCAACTGCCACATGTACGATTAGTTCTAACGCAATTAATGCTGTTACTGTAACTAACGACGGACAAGGTTATCAGTCAATCCCAACAGTATCACTATCAGGTGGTAACACTACTATCGCAGGTGTTGGAGTTTTGACTGCTGCATTGGTATCAACTGAACAACTAGCAGTTCCTCACGCTGGTTGGGTAGTTCGAACTGCAGGTTCTGGCGGTCGTGCTGGACGTGTTCAGTACGAAACACTCGTAGCGAGTTCCTCTGTTACTGGTGATGGTGCTGACGACGCTAAGTTGCCTGAATAAATTGGAGAATAACTAATGGCAGATAAAAAGGTCACAGAATTAACGGCAGCGACGAGTACGACTGCCGACGACCTTTTGATGATTGTCGATAATCCAAACGGTACACCTGCAAGTAAAAAGATCACGCTGAACCACTTTTTCGGAAGTGTTTCAGCGAATACCGTTATTAGTGGCACTCTTAGAACGAGCGCGAACAACACTATTGCTGGTAATAAGATGACTGTTACTGCTAACACTACCTTCAATGGAAACTTGAGAATGTCATCAGATACTCCATCATCCAACAACGCAGGATCTGAAGGATATGGAATTGGGTCAATATGGTTCGATGCGAACTACATTTATGTTGCAACTGCATCAGGAGTAATTAAAAGGGTTGCATTGAGCGTATTCTAAAAGTATAACATATGTTTGAAAATTTGACGGAAGACAACTTCCAACTTTTCGCCATGAAATATTATATAAATCCACATTGTACGGATTTATTAGAGTTTCGTGAAGATCTTCGAAGAATATGCTACATTAAAAGATTATTTAAGAAGTATGAGAAAACTGGTGTGTTAAAAGAAAGACTGATATTGAATCACTTGATGGTTCTTTACAACATGTTTGAATCTAGAGAAATGACACGTATGTTGTTCTTTAGACTAACTGAATATCACCATTACTTGAAACCATTTTTGATGTTTCTTAGTTATTGGCCAGTCAACATTGGCAAAATAGATGGAAAAGATGTAGTTGATACTAACATACCATTAGACATCTACATTGTAAACACTCTTAGGAAAATTTAATGGCAAGCAAAATTGTAGATCTAGTCCTAGTATATCAGTTTCTGAAAAGACTGACTACACCTTTTGATAAGACCGAAGCATTCAAACTCGGACTTATTGATAAGGACGGCAAGTCGCTGAAGAAGGCAGAAACTTCTGAAGAAAAATCAGCGATGGGATACTTCGATCGTTTGACATTTAATCTCAAGCGTTTGCTTGGAAAACTTCCTGGTGGTAAATCAAGATTGGCATCATATGCTGCTGCTTTGTTACTCCTCAGAGAACATGCTAACCCCAAAGGGCATTACACTGATGAGGAACTAGCACAAGATCTTATGGAGAACCTAGATATGTTAGATAAAACTGTAACCAAAAAACTCAATGAGTTTATTGCTGAAGATGCCCCTGCTAATGCTACAGGCGCAGCAGTTGCTGGTACTGGTGATGATCCTTCTGATTGGAAGAAGATGGATGCCAGAAAGAAAGAAACTAAAATGTTTCTTCGACGTTATATGGAAGGAAAAATGAAACGTGAGGCGTTGAAGAAACGCAAAGATTTCATGAAGAATCTAGGACTGTAACATGCCTGCTTCACCTCAACCAGAAATAGACTTTTTCCAACTAATGGAGGATCGACGTGTGGAAACGGAACAGCACATTGAGAAACTTCACATAAGGATAAATGACATGAAAGATGAATTGCATGGTGAGATTGAAAAGTCGCATAATGCTATTATGTCAGAAATAAAAGAACTGCGAGAGGATCAACGTTTGCATAATGAGAAGGAAGTGGTTCAGTTGGAACGTCTAGATGATCGTCTCAAGCACGTTGAGCGTTGGAAGTGGATCGTAATGGGCGGTGGTATAGTGGTTGGTTGGTTGCTATTAGGTGGATTAGACGCTATAAAGGATTTTTTTAGATAAAAAGCTTGCCTTCATAGGGGTTTCAACGTATAATAACTCCTATGGATTATATTGATACAAAATACATAAATCTCGCATCTTCTTCTCTTGAACAATTCAAGGCGAAGAACAGTGGAGTATACAACTTCCGTTGCCCTTTCTGTGGTGACTCTCAATCAAATAAAACCAAGACACGTGGATATATTTTCCAAAAGGAAAACAAACCCATATTCAAGTGCCATAACTGTGGACACGGCACGACGCTGAATGGTCTACTCAAGCACGTTAATCCTCAACTACAGAAGGAATATGCTCTAGAGCGGTTCTCTGACGGTGATAGGCGTCCTCTAAACGTCGGCAAGAGCAAACCTGAACTAAGGTTCAAGAAAAAACCACAGTACCTTAAAACTCCTCTAGGAGAGTTGAAGAAGATATCTCAACTGGATCCTAAACATCCTGCGAAGCAGTATATCAACTCGCGTAAAATACCTGCAAACTTTCATTATAAATTATTCTACGCACCGAAGTTTAATGCCTTTGCTCATCAGTTTGCTCCTGAAAAATTCAACATAGTTGAGAAGGATGAACCACGTTTGATTATTCCGTTCATTGATAAAAATAATCAATTACTGGGATTCCAAGGCAGAGCGTTTGGCAAAACTTCCTTGCGATATATAACAGTGAAGTTGCAAGATAACACTCCTAAGATATTTGGACTAGATAGTATTGATTCTTCAAAGACTGTTTACATAGTTGAAGGTCCAATCGATAGTATGTTCCTAGATAATGCAGTTGCGATGGGTGGTGCGGACTTATCAGTAGAAAGTATATCGATGATTGGTGCGTCAGATATTGTATTTGTGTTTGATAATGAACCGCGAAACAAAGATATATTGAGTAGAATTGAGAAAGTAATCGACATGGGATATAGTGTCAGTTTGATACCAAATTATGTTAAAGAAAAAGATATAAATGATATGGTACTCGCTGGCAGAGACCCTTTAGAGATTCAAACTATTATAAGTACAAGTACCTTCAAGGGTCTATCAGCGAAGGCAAAATTGAGTGAGTGGAAAAGATTATGACCGACATATTCGAACTAACAAGGGGAACTGAATGCGAACCAAAAACGGTGCTGACAGAAGAAGAGTACAGTGGTTCGGGATGCATAATACCCGACGTGTTTTTGGAATACAAAGGAGTGAAGTTCGGAATAGGTATGGACAACAAACTGTGGATAAGAGAAAACGATAGTTGGAGAAAGGCGTGATGATGAATGTCAGTGAATTTACGAGTAATGATGGAACAAGAGTAGCAAAAATTTGGTATGATCTAGGAATACCGTTTGTTTATTGTTATGAAAATGATAATCTTGTTAGAGCAATAAACTGTGTTGGTCATAGTATACAATATGCTGAAGATGCAGCAGAAAATTGGGCATCTGGAGTGGGAGTATTTACATGATGAACGTAAAGTTAGTTTCTTGGTCTATGCCAAGCGAAGAAATGATAAATGATGGTATAGAAAATGTACAAGATCTAATTGCATATTGCGCTAGAGTATCAAACCCATCGAATCAAAACAATAAAGCAACATCTGAGAAGCTTATAAATTACTTGGTGAAGCATAAACATTGGTCGCCACTTGAGATGACCAGTGCTTGTCTAGAAATAGAAACGACACGAGATATTGCCCGACAAATACTGAGGCACAGATCTTTTTCGTTTCAAGAGTTTAGTCAAAGATATGCTGATCCTACGCAAGATTTAAAATTCGTAACACGTGAAGCAAGATTACAAGATCTTAAGAATAGACAAAATTCAGTTGTTTCTGATGACGAGTTATTACATGCTCAGTGGGAACAATATCAAAACAAAGTCATCGATGCAGCGAAAACTGCATACTCTTGGGCAGTAACTAGAGGAATAGCAAAAGAACAAGCAAGGGCAGTATTGCCTGAAGGATTAACGATGTCACGAATGTACATGAATGGTACATTGCGTTCGTGGATACATTATATAGAATTAAGAAGTGCAAACGGAACACAACAGGAACATATGGATGTGGCAAAGGCGTGTGCAAAAGTAATTGCCGACATATTTCCGTTGTCAGAGTCGTTTGTAGAATAGAATTTAAGGGGATAATATGGCAAGGCAACATTTAGGCATCAATATCGATGCCCGAAGGGATCGTTTACTTTCAGATCAAGCATTTAAATTATTAAAAGATTATTATTGCATAAAAGATGAGAAAACTCCACAAGAAGCATTCGCTCGTGCAGCAGTAGCATATAGTTATGGTGACATGGAATTAGCGCAGCGCATTTATGATGGTGCGTCTAAGGGTTGGTTCATGTTCAGTTCACCTATCCTGTCGAATGCTCCGATGCCTGATCAAAAGGCAAAGGCACTACCGATCTCATGTTTCCTTTCTTATGTTCCTGATACATTAGAAGGTTTAATTGATCACACATCAGAGTTGCGATGGTTATCCGTAAAGGGTGGTGGTGTCGGTGGTCATTGGTCAGACGTGCGTAGTATTAGCGACATCGCTCCAGGTCCACTTCCGTTTCTACATACAGTAGATGCTGATATGACTGCATATCGTCAAGGAACTACACGCAAGGGTTCATACGCTGCATATATGAACGCTGATCATCCAGACATTGTTGAGTTTATACAAATGCGTATTCCTACTGGTGATGTGAATCGTAAGAATCTAAATTTGCATCACGCAGTAAATCTATCAGACGAATTTATGGAAGCAGTGCGTGATAACGGAATATGGCATCTGAAGGATCCTAATAGTAAAGAAGTTCGTGATACTATGCCTGCTCGTAAGTTATGGGAAATGCTACTTGAAACTCGATATCGTACAGGCGAACCATATCTAAACTTTATTGATACAGCGAACAAAGCATTACCTGAAGCGCAAAAGAAGTTAGGACTAAAGATTCATGGTTCTAATTTGTGTAATGAGATTCACCTAGCAACAAGCGATGATAGAACTGCGGTATGTTGTTTGTCCTCGCTAAACTTAGAGCGATATGATGAGTGGCGAAACGAAGGTATCGTTGGTGATCTAATACGATTCTTAGATAATGTGTTGCAGTATTTCATTGATAATGCACCTGATAGTATTAGTCGCGCAAAATATTCGGCAGAGCGAGAGCGTTCTCTCGGACTTGGAGCAATGGGATATCACTCATACTTACAGAAACATATGATTGCGTTTGAGTCTCAGGAAGCATTAGATACTAACATAGAAATGTTCAAGTCTATTCAAGAGATGGCAATACAAGAGTCAGAGATACTTGCTAAAGAACGTGGCGAAGCACCTGATATGAAAGGTTGGGGAGTTCGTAATGCGCACTTGCTAGCGATCGCTCCTAATGCCAACTCTAGTTTGATTGGTGGTACTTCGCCTTCTATTGAACCGTGGAAAGCAAATGCATTTACCTCTCGTACACGCGCAGGATCACATCTAACAAAGAATAAGTATCTAGTGGAATTACTCGACAAACTCGGTAAGAATGATGAAAAAACTTGGTCATCTATTATTACAAATGGTGGTTCAGTTCAACACTTTGATTGGATGCCTGATGATATGAAGATGGTATTTAAAACTGCTATCGAACTTGATCAAAACTGGGTAGTTAAACAGGGTGGCGATCGTCAAAAGTATTTGTGTCAGGGACAGTCACTTAATATATTCTTCCCTGCTGGAGCAACTAAATCATATTTGCATCAAGTACACTTTAATGCTTGGAAGTATGGAGGAAAGGGACTATACTATTTGAGAACCGAAACATCTAACAGAGCAGAAAACGTAGCACAAAAAATAGAAAGAGATAAATTGATAGAATTCACAGACAACACACAGGAGGACGATGATGAATGCGTTGCATGTCAAGCTTGATCAACCAGAAATAGAAATTTACACTAAGGACAACTGCCCTTACTGCATACAAGCCAAAGATTGGTTTACCAGTCATGGGTTCAGTTACACCGAGAATAAATTATATGACGAAGAACAAAGATTAGCATTCTTTCAAAAGTTTCCTACAGCAAAAACTGTACCACAAATATTGATAGACGGAAAAAACGTTGGGGGATACGACGAGTTTATGAAGATGAGTGATACATTAGTTAAGAAACAGTCAGGTGGATTGATTGACTTTTCTAAAACGTACAAACCTTTTTACTATCCATGGGCAGTAGAAATTACTACAAGGCACGAAAAGGCGCACTGGATTGAGGACGAAGCAGATCTATCAGAAGATGTTTCTGATTGGAAAGGTGGTAAGATTTCTCCAGTAGAAAAGGATTACATTACAAACATTTTGCGTTTGTTTACTCAGTCAGATGTGGCAGTTGGACAAAATTACTACGATCAATTTATCCCTAGATTTAAAAACAATGAAGTTCGTAATATGCTTGGATCATTTGCCGCACGTGAGGGCATTCATCAACGAGCATACGCATTACTGAACGAAACACTTGGACTACCTGATAGTGAGTATCATGCATTCTTAGAGTATAAAGAAATGGTAGAAAAGGTTGAGTTTATGATGGAATCAGATCCTTCTACTCAACGTGGACTTGGACTATCACTTGCGAAGTCAGTATTCAACGAAGGTGTTGCGCTGTTTGCTTCCTTCGTTATGTTACTCAACTTTCAGCGGTTCGGTAAGATGAAGGGAATGGGTAAAGTCGTTGAGTGGAGTATTCGTGACGAGTCTATGCACGTAGAGGGTAATTCTAAGTTGTTCAGAGCATTTTGTGCTGAGCACGGACGTATCATAGATGACGGATTCAAACAAGACATATATAAGATGGCAAGGCAAGCAGTAAAACTTGAAGACAAGTTTGTTGACCTTGCTTATAAGATGGGACAGATTGAAGGGTTGGAAACTCAAGAGGTGAAAGACTACATTCGTTACATCACAGACCGAAGGTTATTACAACTTGGGTTGAAACCAAACTACGGTGTCAAAGATAATCCTTTGCCATGGTTAGAGTGGGTATTGAATGGTGCTGATCACACTAACTTCTTTGAGAACCGTGTTACTGAATATGAGGTAGCAGGTTTGACAGGTGGTTGGGATGAAGCATATGCATAACAAAGTAACAAGAGGAGAGCAGAAGCATGGCTGAAATCGTATACGAACTCATTTGTGATGGGTGCGGTGCTGATTATCAGATCAACTACGTTGACAACAATATAAATGATTATGTGGAAGAACCAATATATTGCCCGTTTTGTGGAACGGATGTTGACTTGAGTGATATTGATGATGGAGAAGAAGAACAAGAATATGCCCCAAAAATCGAGTACGAAACAAAATGAAGAGTATGAAAACCCGTGGTTGTTTAATGACAAACCATTTACAACAGAACAGATAGGAAACTTTGTTGGGTTTTGTTACGTTATCGAATGTAAGATTGATGGGAGAAAATATATTGGACGCAAATACTTTTATAGTAGAAGAAAGACTAAAGGTAAATCGCGTCGTGTAAAGAGTGAATCAAACTGGAAGAGTTATTACGGTTCTAATGAGTTGTTAAAGGAAATGGTCAAATCCTACGGAGGTCATCAATTCCGTAGGATTATCTTGTCTCTTCATATAACTGAAGGTGACTGCAACTATGAAGAGGTGAGATTACAGTTTCACCATAACGTGCTTGAAACAGATTTATTTCTGAACGAAAATATAAACGGTAAGTGGCACAACAAACCACAGCATATTATTGAAGGTCGCTTACTAAATGAAATTTATAAACTCTAGGTATACATAATGATTATATCATACACACACAATTTTATTTTTATCAAAACTAGAAAAGTCGGTGGCACTTCTTTTGAAAAGTATATTATCGATAATCACTTTGATCCTGAAAAGGATAAATGTACAGGATCAATAGTAGACGATTATCCATGGTACAATATGCCTTGTGAAGCAAAGGGGCATATGCCGTGGGAGAAAATAAAAGAATATGAACCATCGGCAGATACATTTCGTGCATTTACATTTGAACGTAATCCGTGGGACAAGTGTGTTAGTCAATACTATTTTTTCAGAGATAAGATAAAGGCTATCCCTAAAGAAATGTCGTTTTCTCAGTACTTAGAACTCTCTACTAAATTGACAGCAGAACAAGGAATGCCGATAGATCGAAGGAGATATAATAAAGCAGTCAACTGTATTATAGTTCGTTGGGAAGATTTCTTAGAAGATTTGCCTGTAGTTATGGCACAACTTGGAATAAAGTTTGACTTTGATGCGTTTTCGAAGTATAATTTAAAGTCAGGTGTGAGAAAAGACAAACATTACAGCACATTATATACCGATCGAGATATAGAGATTGTTCGTAATGCATTTAAATGGGAAGTGGAGAATCTAAAGTATGAATTTGAAGATGAAAGAGGAAAGCACTGGCAAACAATCTATTAAGCTATTTGTAGGTTGTGCTCCTAACGGAGAGGACGCTGAAACACAAATGGTGTTAGAATATACTGCTAAGAAAAATAGTAGTATGCCAGTAGACATAACTTGGATGAAACACGAGCCTGCAGGCATATGGTCTGGATGGAAAAGTGAAACTTGGGCAACACCATTTAGCGGATTCCGTTGGGCAATACCTGCTGCTTGCGATTACAAAGGGCAAGCAATATACATGGACAGTGATATGATCATTATAGGTGATCTCGCTGAACTTTGGAATAACTCGTGGAATGATTCTGCTATCATACAAATGAAAGGCGATTGGAGAACCTGTGTAGCGAAATGGAACTGTCAACGTGCTGGTCAAGTATTACCTAACATCGAAATGATTAAGAGCGTCCCTAACGCACACCAACAATTATTCAGCGCAATACAACAACGTCCTCATTTACAACAATCGTTTGATCGTCAATGGAATAATTTTGACGGTGAGAATGATAGACTTGAGGATATAAAGATACTACACTATACAGACATGGCATCGCAGATGCATTTGAAGCGAGCAATACCTCGTTTACAATCTGAAGGTAGAAGTCATTGGTACGACGGAGAAGTCCGAGAGCATCGCAGAGCGGACGTTCAGGAGTTGTTTGATAGGTATTATCAAGAAGCACTCGACTCTGGTATGAAGGTAACTGATTATTATTCGCTTGACTCTAAAGACTGGATAGGGTATACTAAAGAGAGTCAAAAAGATTACAAGGCAAACAACGGATTCGACGGATCCCAAGGACAATAATATGATATATGGTGAACTCCCAACCACAGGCGCAGTATTTGCTGCTTGTGACTCGAAATACTTCATGGATCACGCAGGTCCATTTCTTTATTCTGCATCTGAGAATGGATTTAATGTTCACATACATGTGGTGAATCCAACGAACGAAGTTCTATCCTATGCGGCAATACTTTCATCGACTTCGCAAACTCATACTACGTTTACATTTCATGATGTAGATCTCGGCAAGTTAAGTGGTGAAGAACGAAGAGCATATTATGCTTGTGCTCGTTTTCAAGTTGCGCCACATATACTAAGGTTTGCTGAAAGACTATTAGTGTTGGATATTGATTGTTTGATAATGCGTCCTTTCGAATTCCCAAATAAACCAATCGGATATTTCCCACGTGAGTCTCTCCCAGGAACTACAGGATGGGAGGCAGAGGGAACTAAAGTTGCAGCAGGAGCAGTTTACTTTGGCAAACATGCAACAGCACAAAAGGTTTGTACAGCAATCGGGCAAGCAATTGACCAACTGCCACTACAATGGTTTAACGATCAAATTGCTTTGAGTCATGCAATGAAGCAGTTGCCTGATGATTATGTTGAAAAGTTTGATGGCGAGTTTATGGATTGGGAATTTAAACAAGGCACTGCTATATGGACTGGCAAAGGTCCAAGGAAATATGACAACCCAACATACGTTGCTGAGAAGAATCGTATGGACAAGGCAAAGGAATACACAAAAGACAAGGATACTATCATACTTGCTCCACGTTTAGATCTGATGTTCAAACGCAGTGGCGTGGACTATGCTAAAGGTAGCATCGAACCAATAAGAATACATTGGGGCAATTTTATTGATAAACTTGCATCAATTCGTGCTGACCATATGCATACAACCCCACTTATCATTCAAGCACCTCGTTGGTTCTTCAATGAAAGTATATGCGAATGGTTTGATGAAGAAAAATGTATGATATATGTTCCTCACTCTGAAAAATCTATATGGGGTGGTGGTGATAACTGCAGATATTATATGCAAACAGTATTCCCATGGTTGTTTACAATAGACAAAAAAGGTTGGGGTGGCGGATCATCATATAAAGAGTGGTTTGATCCTGCTAAAGAAACAGAAAATGGTTCTTACAAATCTATGCAAGAATACATAGAAAAGGGTAACACCAAATTTAAGCATCTACAACCAGAAACTGAGTGGGAACCAAAAGAAGAATATGTATTCATGCCACTACAATTACCGCACGATGAGACCATTAAGTATCATAGTGATGTGACTGTGCCTGAAGTAGTCAAGGCAATGTGCGAATGGGCAGATAATGGTGGTAAGAAAGTGGTGTTCAAAGGACATCCAGTAAACATTGGTTCAATGGAACCACTAGTAGAAATTATAAATCAATACAAAAATGTGCAGTATGTGACTGATGTAGATATCAACGAAGGAATTAAAAAGTCGCTTGCTGTATATGTGGTGAACTCAGGAACAGGGCAGGAATCAATGTTGCACGGTAAACCTGTTGTTACCTTTGGTCGTTGTGATTATGAGGCAGTAACTATACATGGCGACATAAACAATTTATCAGAAACTTGGGAACAAGTTGCGAACGATGATAATGAAGAGAGAGTCCAGTTGTACAGTAAGTGGTATGATTGGTTTTTAACTGATGTAACATTTAACACTAGAAAGGAAAAAAATGCGTAAACTCATAGCAATACTAGCAATCGCTGGTTTCTTAGCAGTATCTCAAGGTTGTGCCACTCCAAATCAAGACTTTCCATATATTGATTCCGAATAAAATCAAGCTTTCTGACATTTGCCTGTAGAATCAATAAGTTATAAGTCCTTGATTCTACAAGGGAAACTCAGAAAAATCATAAGTTCTTGATTCTACAGGCAATTCTCTTTGAAAAAAAGCTTTACTTTCCCCTATCACTGGAGTATAATCTATGTATTGATTTGATAAATGAGGGAGTAAATATGATTCGTTTAATAGTTGGTTTGATTTTAGTTTTAGGTGGCGCAGGTTCTGTTGTTGATACTACGCCAACT